AATTGAACATCGATGCAATTGATAAATTAATTGAATCATTGTTGAAAAAATATAATTATGAAATCAGTCTTCAGATACCTTAGTTGCTAGGTAAAACTTAAGTTCACCCAAATTTGCAACGTTATACTTTAAAATCAAAAATCTATTACCTGTTTCTTGTATAATTTGCACAGACGCACACATACTCGTCGCCTTTGTAAAGATATTCAGGTATTTTAGACTGTACATACCAGTGATTTTTTGACTTTCATCCAAACATTCAATTGATGTCTCTTGGTTCGCAAAATCACCTTCACATTTGAAGTCTATCTTCTTACCCTCCCTTGTAATTTCAATATCTGTACCAATATTAGACATATCACGACACAGTCTCTGAAAATCGGTTGATGGTAAAGTTGTTATAGTTGTCATTTCAATTTCTGGGACTTCTATACGACTTTCATTAATATCCAGAAGTTTGAGTTCAAACTTAGTGTGAGATTTTTTCGCTTCACTAGAAATTTCCATATTCATATATTCTTTCGATTTGATTTCGATTGTGAGGACATCGTTATTGGTTATCGTCTTCAAAAGTTTGAAAGTATTTGAGATGTTGATACCGGCTATGACCTCCTCTTGATCGCAGCTATACTCTTCAAAGTTATCTGCTGCCAGATATATATCTATGAGAGACGTTCGTGCTGTATCTAATGTGACTATATACATACCATCTGGTTTAAAATATATGTTTACATCGTTAAGAATGTCTTTTAGTACTTCAAATGTTGATTTAAAAGCCGAAGCTTGGATAGTAACTAATCTCATATCTATTAAATAGTGTGCGTTAGATCTTTAAATTGCTTCTACTTATTTAAATCTTCATAAGCTACGCCTTTGGATACTTCTCGACCGATTTTTTCTTCTAACTCCTTCGTCATAGCTGGTTGAAGAGACTGACCATAATCATTCAGTGAGAATAAATCTGAATTGGGTGCATCCCCCTCAAGGGACGTCATTGAACATCCAAATGCACCAATAGAACCATGTGAAACTTCTTTAGCTGGTAGGAGTGAGTCTAACCAGTTTTTTATTTCAGTACCAACTAGAATTTTACCATTTTTTGTCAGCATGGTTGGGACACGGTTGATCTTATTTCTGTAATTTGGTGGTATACCCTGTGTGTTGACATTATGGTAATTTACAAGTTGTTTCAACTGTTGATGTTTGTTGATATATTCTATAACATCCATCGAATGTTTACATCTTGGGCTATATATCAGGAGTGACATCTATTATCTATACGGTATTTTCTAAAAAAAAATTAACGCATATTAGTAAAGATGAACTACTTGTTAGCATTTATTCTCATCCTGATTGTTATCATCCTCACAACCAACATGGAAATGTTTACAGAAACATTCGGTCTCTCAGGCTACACCAAGGCCGTTTCTCCAGTAAAGTTGAATGACCCCAGACCAAACCTTGATGGGTTTGAAGAATTTGAGGTGAGTCTCAACAATGATGCAATGGAGGATTTCGTATTGAAGGCTAATAATGAGATCTCCAAGCGTACAGGTGTCTGCACCTACATCATCGAAACTACTGCAGTCAAGGGTTACAGGAAGGAACGTGATGAAATATACGAACTCATGTTCATGGCTATGAAGAAGGGTGGATTTTCGTTTGGTTTCTCAGTTGTTGCGTCTTTCGAGGTTCAAAACGGTAAATCTCGTGTAATTTCTCTTCGGACACAACCCATTGGTGTTGAAGCGCCAGGTGATGTGAGTGCTTTCACAGAGAGTTCGGCTGGTAAAGAATTCGTTAAATATGAACTTGTTAAAGAATCGGCCGTCCCTACACAAAGTGAGTTGGAATCCGCTAAAAATAAATTACAGTAATTGTAATGTTAAGCATCAATGACGTGACGAAGATTGATGATAAAAGAAAACAGATCAGGAAAGAAATCTACAAGAAGATTTACGAACAGTTTTCTTCAAAGATTAAACAGGCTGTAGAACTTGGACATAAACAGATTTTTCTCACTGTACCAGCATTTCTAATTGGTTACCCCGTATTCGATAGGAGACTTGCAGCAAAATATGTAGCTAGACAATTCGAACTTGGTGGTTTTACTGTAAGACTTTTAAGTGATCAAGACATATACATATCTTGGATCGTACCCAAGAAGAGTAAAATAAAGAAAGAAGAGGTTGAAGAGGGAGATTTTCCAAATCTAATGAATTTGAAGAAAATGGCTAATCAGTACAGGAGAGGTGCGTAGTAAAAGATGGATTTAAAAACCCTATTAATCATAAATGGACAATTTGAACGTTCTCGTAGAGGCTAAAAAGGAGTATCTTGGACAGATGTGCCTTATTATGATTCCACCTATGATTGAAGTTTTTCAGGATATGTACATTGAAGCAATGAAAACCTCAAAGGGAAAGCAGGTTCTCATCATGTTTCAGAAACATTTAAAGGAGGTTCCAAACTGGTCTAATGCCATGTCTAAGCGACACACGGATAACATAACTGACAGGTGTACCTGGTTTGGTGATCTTCTCGCAGCTGTCTTTGTTGCCTGTACAAAGATTCTTTCGGCCGTTCGTCTCAAGGCGGATAATAAGAAGATTTCTTTAAAGCTCCCAACTGAAGAGGTTTTTATTCAAACCTGTTACAATAACATCGCGAAGGACCTGTACAGAGACCCCTACATCTTCCATGATGAACAAAGTGAGTATGCTCGTGACGAAAATCTTAGGGTCCGTTTCTCCTTATGCATCGAGAATACCGTGAAAGAATTGATTCCAGTGCAACAAATTCTTCAGACTTATATGTCACAAGAAACGCGTGATATTTCGCTCGACGGTGACATCCACGATAGTGCCGACCCAGATGTTCTTGATGAGCAGATGGAGGAGATGGAGTCTCAGCCAATGGAGGGACTCGAACCTGAGATGGAGCCCGAACCCCTAGATGAAATGGGTGGAGACCCTCAACCCACTGGACTTGAAAATGAATTCAAAACGGTCCATGGTGTAGAAGCACCCGAAGCCCCAGATCCAGTTTCTGAACCAATTGCTCAACCAATGGGGGGTGAAGAATCGTTCGCGGAGCCCCAACTCCAACCTCAGCAGGAGCCGGATGATAATGTCTTTTTTGGTGATGCACCAGAGCAGCGCACAAAAAATCCCCGTTATAATTAAATGGAACTCTCCGATCATTTACGCGACCCAGTGAGTGCCGCCCTAATTGCAGCTGGTATAACTGCCGCTTATATTCATCTCAAAGCGTATCTCAATAATGAAGGTAAGCTTGAACTTAACAAATACACAAAACCCGCTGTACTCAATGCGATTTTAGTGTTTTTCATAATCTCAGGTGGTTTAGGTAAAAAGGAGGCTATTTCTACTGAGCCTTTCTAAACTTAAAGATTACACCAATATAATAAGAAAATGGCGTCTGTCTCTGCTTTCAATGATATGATGAGTCAATTTCTTGTGGAATTGCACAAGACTTTTCCAGAGGAAAAAGGAATCAAGAAAATGTTAACTTCGTTTGACCTACTCAAGTCAACCAACCCCCGCCTAGTTGTAGATGGATACATGAATGGTGTTTCTCCCTACGCCGATAAGATTTCTGCAAAGGATGAGACATTTCTTCTCGAGGAAATCGAGAACATCGAGTTTTTGAAGGAGCTTGATATTAAGCGTTACTGGACTAAGATGAGTGAGGGTACTAAGGGTGCTACCTGGCAGTACCTTCAGACTCTGTACATGCTTGGTACTACCATCACTGCTCTCCCAGCGGACACCCTTTCTCAAATTGAGAATATCGCCAAGGGTGTAGCGAATAACATGCAAAGTGGTGACGGAGAGTTGGACCAAGATGCCCTCATGCAAATGATGGGTAGCATGTTGAAGGGTCTTCCAAAAAAATAAACCTATACATATATTAAATGAAAGCTTGGTTCGATGATCCTAAGCAGCTTTTTGATGCTGACCAGGTCACCCAATTTTGGCCCACAGGTGAGCAAACTCCAGAAGACAGGGTAAATGCTGCTTCTCGTTTTATCATTTATGTGTGCACTATACTTTATGTTATTCGACGTGACCCACGTGTATTCATTTTGGGTCTGACAGTATTAGGTGTCGTGTATGTTCTTTATAAGTCTAGAATGGTTAAGGAGAACTACGGTGGATCAGTTGAAGGTGTGAGCTGTCAGATGCCTACACCAAACAACCCTATGGGTAATGTTCTCATTACTGATTATACCGACGCCCCTAATAGGTTAGAGGCGTGCTATTACCCAACAGTAAAACCATTCGTTCAGGCTTACAGCAGTGATCGTATTCCATATGATGCTGGGCGTTCTAGGACTTCCATGCCCAAGTACCTCCGCAATGCTATGGAGCGTCAGTTTGTTTCTAACCCAGTGACGAAAATCCCAGGAGACCAGACAGCTTTCGCCGAGTCTCTTTATGGGCAAAAAAATGCACCAATGTGCAAGAGTGATACCCGCTTTTGTGATCCCAATGCTAGGGGTGTCCAGCTCGAAGCTTTTTCGGGTTTGGGAACCAATGGTGACAAACGCTCCGGTATGCATAGGGGAACACCCGGCACCGCTTAGATAAATATTCTTATGTAATAATAAATGGCGTATCAGCTTCAACCTGGACTTTCCATTGTTCAAAACTCGGGTGCCATAGCTCCCGTAAAAGCGACTGATGAAATTTTTGTATACCCCCAGCCCGGTAGCCTAAACTGTGGCAGTTGCCGACCCAACACTATGTTGTACGGTACTGCCCCATACATGGCGGGTAAGGGTTCTCCAGCACAATACATTGAGACAAGTGATCAGCTTCGTCCCCAATCTACTTCACGATTTAACAAGCATATCGTTCAGACATACGAGCGAAACCTGTTCCCCTTAACTAATATGGAGTGCAAGGTCCCTCTTCGTACAATGCGATATGAGCCCGCGAGTACCAGAGCCGAAGTCCAGAATGGTCTGTTTCAGCAGAGGTACCTTAATAAAAATGTTAACAAGAAGTAAGAATGGCTGATCCTATATCACTCATGGCCGTCGCCGGTCTTGTATTTGCGGGAAGGAACTTGAGTACCAAGTCCGAACCACCAAAAGTTACTGTCACTGAACCAGCACTGAAAAATCCAGAAGTTATAGAATCTAACAATTTCCAGCCTACAGCCGAAATTCCACACAAGAGGGAGATGGAGAGTTTCGGAGACATTTCTATGCAGCAACGTACCGGTGGGGAGGAAATTCTAAATATGAGAAACAGAATGTATGATAACGGTCGTATGAACAACCTTTCACCCATTGAAAAGCAAATGGTCGGTCCAGGTTTAGGTGTTGACCCTAGTGTACCCGCAGTAGGTGGCTTTCAGCAGACTTTTAGGGTAAACCCTGTTAATGTCGGTGAGTACAGGCTCACTACACTTCCAGGGCGTACAGGTCCAGCGGCTGATGTTACTGGTGGTCGTTCTGCCATGGTTGGTGAACTTACACACAACAAACCCGAAACTACCGCCTTTCTCCCATCTAGGCGACCTACCATGGCGGGACGTGCTCAAGGTATGTCTGGTGTAGTTCCTCGTAATGAGCATGAAAGGACTAAGCGCACCACTAATCGTTCGGAGACTGGTCTTCGTAACGATGGTTTAGGTTTCAATGGCGCTAAGCGATTCATCAGTGCTCAGACAATGTCCCAAGACCCCACTCGATTCAAGAGTGATCGCAACGATGAACAGTATATGTATAACAATCGCCCAGCCCCAGGTATCCACAGTCACCACGGTGCCTATACACAAGGCGTTGCTTCTCAGATAACTGCAAAGACTAATGAGGAACTCATGAAGTATGGATTCCGCCCCGAAGATCGCAGAGGCAAACCCAACAGGATGGGTAATGCTGGTAGGATGAATGTTCGTGAGAGCGCCCTCAAGCAGGGTGGTCGTCTTACATCTGTTCGTACCGATAGGACTCGTATAGATGGTCGTGTTGCCCCCGCCAATGGTGGTTGGACTCAAAACTATCAGCAGAAGCCTTTCCACCAATTCAACTCATACAAAGGTAACGCGAATCCTAACACTCAGGATCTAGGTATTGCGAAGAGACAACTTCAAAACAACCCTCTTGCACACTCTCTCTACCAATAGATTGTTGATTTATACTAGACGAAAACAATCATTAAAATATTATCCCTATATTTTAATGAAGGTCCACACCCTTAACATAGATAGTAGTGAAAGAAATACAAGTGTCTATGCATACGCCAATAGTTACGTCGTTACTTTAGATAACCCTATTTACGATATATCTAATATAACACTCGTTTCTGCTCGTATTCCTACACCACAATTGATGACCTCCGCCACGAATAAGACATTTAGTGTAGATGGTGTTAATATTACACTGAATGAGACGAACTATTCAAATGGTTATGTGTTAGCTGAGGACCTGGATATAGAACTCGCCCCTTCTAATACGCATGTAGACAGTGTTATTTTTGATGAAGAGACGGATTCGTTAGTGTTTTCTAACACACACTCGAGTGGTGCTAATTTTACTCTTCAATTTTATGATGGTACGAATGGATATTCGAGTAATTCTTCACCAGTAACAACTCCACATCAAATTATGGGTTTTAGTTCCAAAAACTTTACGTCTACAGGTAAAATACTTCGTTCTGGTGCGATTAATTTAAATGGACCTAATTCTTTGGTATTAAAATTAACAACAGGTTCTGATGAGTTTACTCAGTCTATATATACTTCTACACCATTCTATACTGGTCATATACTTCTCGATGGATCGGATTTCGTGAACTTTAATGGTGCTGACGATAAATTAGTGCATCACTTTCATTCTGGAACACAAAAGATGATTAAGGATGTTAAAATCGAGTTTTTCTATATGAGTCATGGTCGATTAATCCCATATGATTTTAGAAATCAAGATCACGTACTGAAATTTGAAATTACAGGTTCTACGGATAAATTGGAGAATTTACCTAAAGTGTCATTACCAGAAGAAGAACCTAAAAAACCCGAAAAGAAAGAGCCAATCATAAGTATTCCTGAAGTTGTAAAGGATTCTTATAAGTGGAGAAAAGAGTATTTGTATATAGCGCTAATCATTTTAGCTGGACTACTCCTGATGTTTTTAATGAAAGGCAAACCGCTTAGCGGGTTATCGCGTAGACGGGCTGCGCAGGCTTAGAAACCTTACCGTTGACACGGGAGATAACTAAGAAGACAACCACAGAGAGGAGGGAAGTCAGGATAGCGGTGAGCGCGTACTGGGCACCACCGTTCTTGGGGACCTTTACGATCTGGGTAATGGTCCAGCGAACGAAGTCCATCCACGACATGGCAGCGGCGAAAGAGAAGCCACCGACAATCGAGTTGAGGGTCTGGGTCTGGAGTTCCTGAGTGACAAGGTTTACGGTCTGGAGAGCGGCGGCCGACATAGTGTTTGTTATACTATACAAGACGAAAAAAATTATTCTTTTGTAACTTCTTCTTTTTTTACTATTTTTTTAAATCGTTTTGCTTTTAATGTTTTTGTTTTTGAAAATAATTGTTCATCATCTGATGAATCATCACTAGAGCTTGAATCTAAGTTTGAAGTATGTAACTTAGTCTTATCAGAAAAATTCCATCCTTCAGGTTCTGAGATGCTCATTACTATTAATAGCATTTTTTAACATGTGTTCTGTCGGATTTTGGGGTTCCCAACTGTTCCAACGATCATAGGCTTCATTCATCTTGAGTAACGTCATATCATTCCCTGAATATCTTTCAAACGGTGGGCATTCATCGTCAGAAACAACTTCCATTTCTTCGTCAGAATCCTCCTCTTCGTCGTCATCTTCTTGGTAAACTTCAGGAAACATAGAACCCGTCTCCTGACCAACTGTGTACATTGCACAGTATTTCATTGCATATTCCATATCTTCTGGGAGAAGTGTATCTCTTCCACAGGCTTTGGAATATTCTGCTGCAAGTAAAGTACTTTGCTCTAGAACGGGTAGGAGAAGGTTCGTCATGGTATTAATGTATTGCTCTGCCATTCTGTCACCAGCATCACCGAAGCCAGTTTGCATATTCATCTTTAGTATTTGAGATCAAAAATAGTTTTCGCAGTTCCCTCACCCACACGGAGGATGTTATAGTTTACGGCGTATACTCGAACCTGTCTTGGAAAATCTATACATGGTGTCAGACTTAGGTTTAGAATTTGTTCTTTCACGAGACTGAAATTGACCTGTCCAGTTGGATACCATTCTTCTGGTTGTAAAGCGAAACTGTATGAATAGAACCGTCTAATGAGTTGGGTTTTTGAGTGATGTATAGCGGCCTGAACAGCCTTAAGAAATGTCATAGTCCCAGTGTCCTTGGTAATGATTTCCTGACCATCAAGAGTAAGTGTAAGATGATCCAAGTTCTCCCAAAGTATATACTTATTCCCAGTTTCTTCCAGTAAACCATCATAATCAAAAGGGGTAACGAAGTTTCCCTCGAAGTTTGAATTTGCTATAGTGGGTTTACCAACACTTGTGTCGTATCCACTAGTAGCATTGACATTACTCCCGTGTCTCTGAACAACGAAATATAACTCTTTCACTGGGTTTACAAAATCTAGTTTAAATTGCCCTGTATTGACACCCAAACCTACATCAAAAACATTCTGTTGAATTTGTGTGATTAGGTAATCTCGCCTTGATTTTTGCATTTTAATTCTTTCTTCACAATCTACATGTACAACTTCTGCACAGAGTTGGAAATCTATAATTTTCTTTGTCTCCCCCGAAATATCAGCATAATCTCCAGATGTTAGAATAACAATCTCCTGTGCAGTCCGCAATTTGAATTCAACCTCAACTTCCTGACGGTTTATAGCACATAGAGGTATAGCAAGTTCTGGGTGATTGTAAAAGTAAAATGGTAAGTCTACAAAAAAACTGATATCTGCATCATTTCCTAAAGCGTTTCGGGCAGCAATCAAAGGGTTTGAAACACGTATATGTGCCGTTCTCTCTGGAAACTTACCAATAAGTTCTTCTAGAGCATTTTGTTTCGTTTGGGTAACAAAATGTTCGGAATAAATTTGAAGATAATCACTTGTCAAACGCTGAATAACCTTACCACCGATGATTAGGTCTACATGTTCTATGAGGGCGTGTCCAGCTGATTCTACATAACAACCCGCTGCTAAGATAATTTCAGGTAAAGTGACCTTTAAACTCAGGGTTTTCAGTAAATCACCTTGATTTTGGGGGATTTTAAACTTAACAATACTACCAAAGTCAGCTTCATTCTCTGGATCTAGATCCACATATTCATTTGAAAAGTTTGTATGTTTTTTAAAACTCTCCAAAAAATGACTATAGTCTGGGTCTAACGTAAAGAACTTCTCTTGAGGTCCTGAAGACATCAACTGAAGTTCACCAGCCATTACTACTATATCAATCTAAAATTTTAAACCAGCTAATCCACTATTGATTCTCAACACGTTATAATTAACAGCATACACACGTGTCTCACTATCACTATCCACATATTTTGGATCAATTGTTATCTTAAGCAGTTTGTGTGATATACGACTCATGTTAACCTGTCCAGTTGGATAATAGACCTCAGGTTTAAGTGAGAATGAGTACATACCAAACTTAGCTGGACCGAATTTATCTAAAACTCCATCAGTAGAAAATGGAGCACCAGGTTCAATTGTACCAGAGTATGGTGAATTTACATGGTGTTTTAGAGATTGTTCGTATGCAAGAAATTTTGTGTTTTGGTTGAACACTACCTCGTTATTAAATCGAAGTTCAGCATTTGTTATCGTATTATATTCATTTGGGTAATTGTTTTGAAAAGAAACGTCAGATTGAGAAACAAAGAAAAGTTCTTTGACTGGGTGTTTGAAGTTGAGCATAACTGATTTTGTAGTATCACTAGCTTTCATCTTGAATTTAGACATTTGTACCTGTGTAATGAGATAATCTAAAGGTCTCGACTTCATGAAATTACTTTCATCTGGGGATACATAGATAAACTCTGTATCCATCGAGAACTTCGGAATTGAAGCAACGTCAGTCACCAAAGAACCACGAAAAGTGAGTTCAGAAAGAGGTCTAGTCTTAATTCTAACCTCCACAACTTGTTTTGTTAGGGCACACGTTGGTATAGCTAGGGATGGATTTCTATAAAAATAGAATGGAAGTTCTAAAAAATAGGTGTAATTTGTACCAGAAGCATAACTCAAAATATTACCATGTCCAGTTAAAAAGTATATTGTCTGGTCTACATCATCACTTGTATTGTAAAGTTGTTGATGCATGTAAATATACTCTCCTGTGAGTCTTTCAACCATTTGCCCCCCTATAAGAAGGTCTGCATGCTCGATTAGATGAGTTATAACAGAAGGACACCATATGTTATCATTTGAGCCACTATCCTCCGGAGTTGGGTCTTGGAGAGTTATTTTCAACGTGAGGTTCTTAACCAAATCACCTTTATCACCAGGTACTCTACATGTAATGGTCTTATCAAAATCTATATCTCCATCAAATTGACTCTCAACATAATCAAAAGCAAATTTTGAATGTCTTTTGAAGTTTGTTAGAAAGTATGAAAACTGTGGTTCACCTGTGAGCCATTCATCTTGGACCCCAGTGGCAGCAAGTCTCAGACGACCAGCCATTCCTAATGTATATGAGTAAAATTTTGTTAAATAAAACGAAACACTACAGTAGAATGAATCTCCAGTTGAAGAAATTCAAACCTGAGAGTATCACAGACGATCGGGTATGTGTTTTTATTGGAAAGCGTAATACTGGTAAGTCGACCCTGGTGAAAGATATCATGTATCATAAGAAACATCTGCCTGCAGGTATTGTTCTTTCAGGAACAGAAGAGGGGAACCACTTTTATTCGGAATTCATTCCTGACTTGTTTGTTTATGGTGATTACGATCGAGATGCTATCGAACGAGTTATGGCCAGGCAACGTAAATTGGTGGGTAATGGGAAAAAGAATTGTGGAGCCTTCATGCTTCTGGATGACTGTATGTATGACAACAAGTTTCTCAAGGATACATGTATTCGGCAATGTTTTATGAATGGGCGACACTGGAAGATCTTCTTCATGTTAACGATGCAGTACTGTATGGATTTACCTCCAGCACTTCGAGCAAACGTTGATTATGTCTTTCTTCTCAGGGAGAACATCCTTCAAAATAGAGAAAAGTTGTACAAATCGTTTTTTGGCATCTTCCCCTCATTTGATATGTTTAACAAGGTAATGGATGCCTGTACAGAGAATTATGAATGTCTCGTGTTAGATAATACGGTAAAGTCTAACAGGATTCAGGATTGTGTATTTTGGTACAAAGCGAGTCTAAGGAAAAACTTCAGGGTGGGTGGTCCAGACTTATGGAAACTTCATCAAAAGATGTATAACCCCAAACACATGGACCAAAAAGAACAAGATGCTAAGAAGGCGACTAAGAAAACAAACCTCAAGATCACAAAGACTAAGTAGGTGCGTCTCGATAATTGTTCAAAAAACTATGGGTATATTAAATGGCTTCAGATCGGATGACTACCATGAATTTGGCAGACGACGGGGAAGGAATGGTACCTTTAACGGATAAACCTTCTACAGCCTTTGTCCCTAATCAAGCGTACAATCAACCTGAAAAAAATGTGAGTCAAAGTAAAGAGACGATGGATTCTACACCAATTAATGATATTATGATGGACCCACCCCAGATGACCGAGGAGCCCCGCATGCAGGGTATGATGCCCCAGATGACCGCTCCCCAACCTCAGGGAATGCACGCTGCTAACGGCCAGGCCGAGAAGCCCGAAAGTAAGAACCCCTTAAACCTCACTGACGAGCAGATGGCTGCTGCCCTAGTTGCTGCCTGTACCGCTCTTGCCGTGAGCAAGCCTATTCAGGACAAGTTGGCGACTTCTATCCCCAAGTTCCTTAACGAACAAGGGGGTAGGAGTATGGTTGGCCTTGCCACGACAGGTGTCGTAGCTGGTTTAGCTTTTTACATTGTAAAGGACTATGTCATTAAGCCCTAAACAGGTCGTTCCCAACCCATATTACTATAAATCGAGTTATCAATACCCGAATAATACGTCGCGAGTACACCAATAGTGAATGTCCCCGCTAATAAGGCGCTCAATTTAAGCTTCTTATTAGTGTCAGCTGTGTGATCGGTAATAGCATCCTTAGTCTCACCAGAAATTTGGTTGATAAAGAAAGTAGCAATTAACGCAATGAATGTAGCCGACAAGAAGAATACCCTGTCTACAGCGAGTCTGGGGATATTACCAATTGCAAAACGAATGATATTTGGTATCATAACAGTCATCCATACGAGATTCACGTAGTAGTTCTTAGACACGAGGGGTACAAGGGTTGTAGCATACAAAGCCAACCAATACGCGATGGCAGTGAGTAAAATGTTCACTGGTGTCTTCATTTAAACTAGAGTGAGATTATTTATCCTGAATATGCTGACCACAAAATTCTGTTCTCTGTGGTATCTGCTGGTAAATGTCTAGATGTACGCATATATTTCGAAGTTCAACGTAATTTTTCCAGAACTCTGGTGAATGAGAATATTCATCTACTGTTGAGTGAGCCAATTCATGTATAAGAACATGAAAAATCTCATTCGTTTTGCCATCTAAGCATAAAACTATTTCACCCCCTTTGTTTGTATTGGATCCTACGGAACCGTTCATTCTCTTTAAACCGGTTATCGGTGTAGGACGAACAAGCATTTTAAATTTTTCATTTCCTGTGTCCCGAATGTGCTCTCTAAGAATACGATACTTCTCCTTTACTTCGACAAGCTCCTGGGGTTCTCTAGTCGTGTAAAGTATAAAGAGGTTAATGAGTAGCAAGAGTAATATCATCTCTTATATACAAAGATAAATTTACTATATAACTCTGAGATGGGATTCCCTGTTAGTCCTTCCCAAAGTTGTAAGCTAAACCCCAACTCTTCTAGATGTGTGACCAAAAGGTCTTTAAAAGCCACCGGCTCTGATTTTGGACCATCCGCATAATAAGGTGTGTCGACCAGGTTTACAAATAATTTTTCACCAAAACCACCATTTCCATGGTCTTTTAGTTTGAAAAAATTACCAGTTTCATCAATGAGTGGTGTTTTAAAAATAATTTTTTCTGAATCTGGAATGATACCTATAAGAAGTCCACCAGGTTTTACCCTCTTTTTTATTTCACGGATAGAACTGAAAAATAAACCTTTACTGGCAAAAATATAATGCAGTGAAAAGTTAAAACACACGATATTAAACGCTCTGTTTGGACAGTTATGAATATCACCCTCATAAAAGTTTACGCGCATATGCATATTTTTTGCACGTGAACGAGCCTCTTCTAGGGCTGATGGCTCTGGGTCACACATGTTAATGTTTACCCCACACTTGTGCCATTTTTGAAGGTCTCCACCGAAACCACACCCTACATCAAGAATGTGTTCACCTTCTTTTGAAACGGATTGGATAAGATTTCTTTTAGCATCATTGTGATTTTTACGAATTACTTCCATTTCATATTATGGAATAATAAGGTTTATTTCTTTAGGTTTGATCGCTTCACTAAGGTGCCAATTAAACAAATAATAGCTTAAAGTTTTAAGCCAACACATAAATATAATGTCTCTTGAATCAGATTACACCACTGTACCCGGTCAGATCTTTGCTTGTCTATCCATTGTCGGTCCTGAGTGCCCTCAAAAGAATGAGAAGTTTGGTATTAAGATCCGTGGTGCATTTGCCACACGTGATGAGGCCGCTAAGCACGCTGCACGTCTACAGAAGGAGGATGCTACTTTCGATATTTACGTAGTTGACATGTATAAGTGGCTTTTGATCCCCCCCGATTCTGAGAAGATTGAAGATGTTCACTATACCAACGATAAACTCGAAGAGATTATGAAGGGATACAGGGAGAACCAGTCCGAGGCTGCTCGTATGTTTAACGAACGTAAAACAGCGATGATGGCTGAGAAGAATCATTTCGTATCAGGTGATGATAATTCCAAGTTTTACAACAAGCC